GCGCCGGCGGTATGCCTGCCCTTTCGGCGACCGCATCCACCGCTCGCGCAGCTCGGCGCGACGGCGGCACGGCCTGCAGTCACACTCGCGCGGCCTACCCCCGCGCCGCGGCCCCGCAGGGGGTGCTATTTCACCCCGGGGTAACTCTTGATCCTGGGGGGGCTTGCGCGAATCGGACGGAGAGGGAAGACTGTTGGACGAACTGGTCATCTGGTGCCAACTGGAAGGCCAAGGGCCGTGCGGGGACCTGCAAAGTGACCCGCGCGGCCCACTTACTTTCGAAACCCCTCCGTCGCGCTATCCCGGGCGCCAGTCGGTAGTTAGGCCCGCTGATATACATTAGGTTGCGTGCCTAATGCAGGGCCGCTACGAGCTCGCGCGTTGGGAAGATCGAGCGCGCCGGAGGACACCGCGCGCTGGACGTCCCCCAACATGCCAAGCCGAAGGCGGACTCGCAACCCCGCAGGTAAGGGTAAATCTCGATTTCCGACGAAGGTTCTAGGCAGCGCAAGAGGCGCCGAAAAATCCGAAGTCACCGGAACTTTCGGCGAGCCTCGTGCGGCCAAGCCCGTTCCCCCTCAGGTGCTCGTCCCCGACATTCCCGGGGGCGTGCGTGTAGCGCTCGAATTCCCCGCGCGAAGTCCTTTGCACGCTCGCCAGCCGCTCGACGGCCTCACGCTCGGCTGGCTCCAGGAGCTCGCCGTTCGCGGCCGTAAGCCCGCCACGATCGAGGCGTACCGCGGCGACGTGCTGGCCTTCCAGAACTGGGCGCGCGGCCGTGGGATCGACGACTGGCGCCAGGTGGACGACGACTCCGTTGCCGCCTTCCTCGCCGCCGAAGCCGCTCGAGAGATCGGCCTGCGCCTCATGGCGCGCCGCGTGGGAACCTTGCGGGCACTCTTCGAACACGCCCTCGACCTCGGCCACACTCTCGCGCAGATCACGCTCCGCACGCGCCAGCCGTCCAAGGCGCCGACCTTCCCTGAGCAGGCCGAGCTCGAGCGCGCGATGCGGGTGTGCAGCGGCGCGGACTTCTTCGCGATCCGGGACCGCGCGTTGCTCGAGCTGCTGTGCGCGACCGGCCTCACCCTGCGCGAGATCCGCGCCCTCGACCTCGACGACCTGGACATGGCCCGCGGCTTCGTAGCGGTCAACTGCCGCCGCTTCCGAAGCCGGCGCATCCCGATCGCCCCGCGCGTCGTGGAAGCCCTCCGGCCCTGGCTGCGCGTGCGCCGCACGGCATCGCTCGGCAAGGACGCCCTGGCGGTGTTCACGTCCGCGCACGGCTTCCGGCTCAAGCTGGGCTCGATCACCGAGCTCGTGGCGCGCCGCAGCATCGCAGCCGGCGTCGTCCCGGTGCTCACGCCACGCGCGATCCGCATGTCCGTCGCCGTGCACCTGTTCGAGTCCGGCGCGGACCGCGACCAGATCGGCCGGCTGCTCGGGCTCTCGCGCGCCCGCATCGAGGACCTTCGCCGCCTCTCCGATCCCGCGCGACGTCGCAACCTGCAGGCGTTCCGCACGATCCTCAAGCGCGTCTACGAGCCGTAACGCTCGCAACCCACAATAGATCGCGGTCAGTCGAGCCCCCAACTCGTCACTTGACAGCCCCTCCGCGGTTCCCGTAACGCACTGTGGCTGTTGGCACCGACGGCAACAGCGGAGCGCGGGCGGAAGCGAACGCGCGGGCGGACGGAGCAGGCGCAGCGGGAATTGCGCTTGCTCTATCGCGCACTCGCGCGCCCGCGCTCACCTCTCCGGGTGCTCGGTGATCGCTCGAGCCTCGACGGCGTGCGGCTGATCGACGAACGCGGGAGCGAGTCCTGCGTGGTCAATCGCATGATGCTGCGCAGTTGGGAAACGCGCGGCTGGGTCGTGGTCCTCGACGACGGTTGCGTTGCCCTGACCGACGAAGGGATTGCCATCTGCGAGGACTGCCAGTGAACGGCACGGTTGAGCAAGGGAGCGAGTTCTCGCCGGCCGGCATCACCTACCGCTCGCACGTCCTGGACGAGCGCGAGCAGAACCTGCGATCACGCGAGGAAGCAACCGAGTGGCGCGAGTTTCACCTGCGCCGGCGGGAGAACAATCTCGCGACGATCCTCGCGCTCACCTTCGGCATCGCGTTCGCCCTCGGAGCGATCGCAGGAGCGACGTGGCTTTGAAGATCCCCCATGACTTCAACCCGCAGGACACGGACCGCGCGGAGAACGCGCAGCCGCAGCAGACCGTGCAGCAGGTTTGGCACGCGCCTTCACCGCAGGAGATCATCCGCCTGATCGAAGCGCAGGAGACGATGGCCGAAACGCAGGGCCTTGTCGTCGAGGCGCAGGACCGCATCTCGAAGAGCATCACCGGCCTCGCGGTGCTGACGCTGCTCGTGCTGTTCGCCGCATTCGGAGCGCTGGTCGCGGTGCTGGCGAAGGCGTAGCGCCGTGCCTGGGGACGGGCAAGATTCGCCGGACTCGCACGAGCGCAAGCGCCGCGTCGCGCAGAACCTTTGGCGTGAAGGCTTCCTCGCCCAGCTCTCGCTGACCGGGATCGTCACTGACGCTGCGAACAAGGCGGGCGTCGCGCGCTCGACGGTGCTCAAGGCTCGCGCGGATGATCCTGAGTTCGCCGCGGCGATGATCGACGCTCGCGAGCAGGCGATCGATCACCTCGAACGCGAGGCGCGCAAGCGTGCGTTCGCCGGCTACGACGAGCCCGTCTTCCAAGGCGGCGAATTGGTCGGCCATCGCCAGCGGTACAGCGACGACCTCGCGAAGTTCCTGCTCAGCGTGCAGCGGTATCGCGAGCACGGAACGGAGTCGGGGCTCTTGAGGGACACGGCTGCGACGGACGCGCAGGCGTTCGCGAAGCAAGTCGCGCAAGAGCTCGACGCGATGGACGCGAGCGTGCCGCTGCCGAGCGCGCCAACGGTGCCGCCGTCGTGATCTCCACCCTCCCCGCTCGCTGGACCGCGCTCGATCCTCACGGCGTTCAGCGCGCGTTCTACACGAGCGCCGCGCGGTTCAACGTCGTGGAAGCGGGACGTCGCAGCGGCAAGTCCGAAGTCTGCAAGCGCCGCAAGGTTCGCCGCGCGCTTCGCCGAGGCTTCCCTTTGTACCGCTGCCTGCTCGGCGCTCCGACGCAGGATCAAGCGATCGACTTGTGGCTCTCGGACATCATCGCGCTGATCCCGCCGCATCGCCTGCGCGACATCAAGCTCGGCCGCGGCGAGGTCCACATCGACAACGGCGCGCACTTCAAGATCGCTGGCCTTGACGAGCCGCGACGCATCGAGGGCGTCCCTGTCGATGACGGCGCAGTCGATGAGATTGCCGACTGCCGCACGGACATCTGGGACAAGACGCTCTCGCCGCTCGTGGACACGCGCGGGCGCGAAGGCGGGCTCGACTTCATCGGCGTGCCGCGTCCTTCGTCGCTGCTCCGGCGCCTGTCCAACATGGCGCAGGGGCTCGATCCGACGCTCGGCAAGTCGAAGGACTGGGCCTATTTCCACTGGACGAGCGAGGAGATTCTGACGCCGGCGGCAATCGCGGCAGCTCGCGCGCGAACCGATCCGCTGCTCTACGCGCAGGAATACCTCGCCAGCCGCGTCAACTTCGCAGGCCGCATCTACTCGTACTTCGTCGCGCTCGTGCATCCCGCGGGCAACCTGCGCAGCGATCTGCCGTACCTCACGAAGTCGCCGCTCGAGCTGTGCTTCGACTTCAACCGCGCGCCTGGCGTGTGCGCCGTGGTGCAAGAGCACGTCGGAGCGGACGGCAAGGCGATCGACTTCGCGCTCGGCGAGGTGCACATCCCAATCAACAGCGACACGCCGGCAGTGTGCCGAAAGATCATCGCCGACTGGGGCAAGCACGAGGGCGCCGTGTACGGATACGGCGACGCGACGGGCGGGAACAAGGGCACAGCGAAGCTCGACGGATCCGACTGGGACATCATCGAGCGGATGCTCGGCGCGCAGTTCCGAGGTCGATTCAACCTGCGCGTGCCGAAGGCGAACCCCAAGGAGCGCACGCGGATCAACGCACTCAACGCGCGGATCTGCGCGACCGACGGGACGCGCCGCTTCTTCGTGCACCCGCGCTGCACGGCGATCCTGCGCGACATGGACGAGGTGCAGGTGCTCACCGGGTCCGACGGTGAGATCGACAAGAAGCATGACCTCGAAGTGACGCACATCTCAGACGCGCTCGGCTACCGCGCGTTCGAGAAGTACCCGCTCGGAGGCGAGGCGATCGCGCCGATCGACCTCTTCGCGTGATCTCCTACGACCGAATCCCGAACGAGCGCGCGGAGAGTGCGGTCGGGCGTGAGCTGCGCTGCGAAGGATGGATGCGACTCCTGCTCGCGTGCGAGCGATGGCGAGGGACGTACCGGCTCCGTCTGCATTCGCGTTGCGAGCAGGCCCCAAGCCTCATCTCGACCAAGGGCGGAGAACTCCTGCGCGTGCCGCACGCTGTCCTGCGCGCATGGCGCCGCCGCGGCTGGATCGAAGCGATCGGGCGCGGCAAGCACGGCGAAGAGTGGGCCGTCACCGACGCCGGCGAGCTCGCCTCAGAACACGTCACGGGTCCCGTCGATGGCCTGAGCGACCGATGACGTCCTCCGCGCTGATCGTGGAGAGCGTGGGCCTTTGGGGTCTTCGGCTATGTCCGTCGCGCCGGCCGACGCAGAGGCGATCGGGCCAAGCCGGCAATCCCCTTGCATCCTCCCGCGCTCCCGCTAGCCGTTCCACGCTGCGATGACTGCCAACGTCGGCACACCTGGGAAGCGCTACGACGACGCTGCCCGCAAGGGTCAGTGGAAGATGCTGGGCGACTTCCTGGGCGGGACGGAGGCGGTTCGCAACCCGACCTACCTGCCGAAGAATCCGCGCGAGTCGAAAGCCGCATGGGATTTCAGGATCCAGCACTCGTACCTGTTCCCGGGCTTCAAGGGCGCCGTGGACGCGCTGACGGCGCTGCCCTTTCAAAAGCCGGTGACGGTCGATGGGCAGGAAGACTTGCCGGAGATGTTGCAGCCGATCCTCGACGACGCCGATCGTCAGGGGACGAGCCTGCACGACTTCTCGCACCTACTGGACGAGGTGGGCGTGACGTACGGCTGCGCGTACATCGTCGTCGATTACCCGCAGCGACCCTCGGACAACACCAAGGCGTTCGATGCCGCGTTCGACGCGCGCCCGTACTTCCGCGCCGTGTCGCCGGCGAACCTGATCCGCGTGACCGAAGCGCGCGACGCGACCGGGCGCAAGCAAGTGACCGGCATCGCGATCAAGGAAGTCTGCGTCGAGCCGCTGGCCGAGGGCTCGTACGAAGAGGGCGAAGTCGAGTACGTGACGGAGATCACCTCGACGACTTGGAAGCGCTGGCGCAAGGCCGCGAACTCGCCCTCCTACCTGCTCGAATCCGAGGGCGTGCATTCCTTCGGCGTCGTGCCTGTCGTGCCGATCGTGTACGACCGCGACGGGCCGCCGCTCCTGGACCTCGTGTGGCTCAACCTGCGGCACTTGCAGAGCGAGAGCGCGCAGGACACGGCGCTTTCCTTCGCCCGCATCCCGGTGCTGTTCGGCGCGGGGTTCTCGACCGAGGAGGTCAAGTCGATCAACGAGGTTGGCCCAGGGCA